ATTACGTTTAAATTTATTTAATTTTATTTTATTATTAAGACGTTGGTAGGCACCTATGTAATCTTTGATATCTATATCTCGATGTACTTTAGGTCTCTTGTTTATGATGTTTTCTGAAGCAGATGTTAAGGATAGTAGTCTATCTTTAATATCCTCTTTGTAGTAAAAGTTTTTTCCTTCATGTACTTTGTACACTTTGGCATATTCTCTTTTTACTTCTTCAAAAACTGGAGCTGTATCTCTTTTCAAAGCTTTCCAATCTTTTCTAAAGCTTGGTTCTTGTGAAATCTGATAAAGTCCGATTACCCAACGATAATCTTTACGTGTCCATTTACCTGGCATTCCTAGCCCACCAAAGGCTGGCGATACATGTAATGGAATCTTACTTCGAGAAATATCTTTTGAAAATTTTTCAAACATAATTCTTTTAGCTAGATTTATCTTAGAGTTTATTTTATCTCCATATGTTCTTATAAGTTCACGTCCATATTCTTCTTGCATGTTAGAAGAAATCGATTTGATACTTTCAATAGTATATGGTCTTCTATCCCTTAATTCAGGGAAAAGAAGCTTTGATTTAATATGTATTAATGGGATCAACGTGTTTCCGCTTCTCGTGAGAACTCTCTCAGTGAAGACGCAACCCTCCGTTGTTAAGAAATCCCCTTTATTAGACCAAGTTTGATTAAAATCTTCTATAAATTCTCTATATAGATAGACATTAATCACTTCAGGAGTCATATGTAGACTGTCATCTCCGTAGGAGAAAACACTACCAGGCTTCTGAGGTTTACCTCTAAGGGTCGTATTATGTAACCATATATCTCCCTTAAAGATCTTGTCTTTATGAATGCCTTTTCCCCTTGACATCAAGTACTCATCAGTTCTTGTGGCTTTAGGAACAGGGCTTCTATATATATATTGAGTAGTTAATGCATGCATGGTCCCCATTATCCAGAACGATAATGTCATACCCATGTGCTGTCCATTTAACTGTCTAGTATAAGGCGCATTAAGTATCCATTTATTGTACATGGTCCTTTTGTCCTTTATATTAGCATGCTCTCTTATATAAATTAGTTGAGGGTCTTTTTCAACTAGTTTAAAGAACGAGAAGCATACGCTCAATATTCTTTTATATTTATCACTTGTATTACCAGTTACGTATTGCCAGACATCCCAAAGCAGTGCTTTAGATAGTCTTGGATCCATATTGTTAGTACAAGATTTTAAATCACCACTATGCATGAAATCACCAGGCCTATAAGCCTTGATTATTTCTGAGTAGTAGTATTTAGATGTAGTAAATAGGTCGGTTGTTGTGTTTAATTTTAAGATCTCCTTAAAAGTATTCTTCATCAACGAACCTAGATAATTAATCTCCGGTAAGAACATAGTTAACGGTCGAACTTTACCACCACGAAACTTAATTTGCGTAATTAAGCACGCGGGGTGTAAATCCCATCTGTCGCATTCTGAAGGCTTTTCACAGTCGTGATAGTCTTTGCACAGATCTAGACAGCTTGCTGTTATCTTTTTTCTTAACTTAGGAGTATTTCTTATAATATGCCATATTGTTGGATTAATATCGTACTCTCCAATCTTTTTTGAGGTAAACTCATCGAAAATTTCCGAGTCACGTATATCTTCTCTCAGTATGGCAAAAGAACCACCTTCTCTTTCACTACAAATCAAGCATGATTTAGTTGATGAGAATTCGTAGTTTTTTACTATAGGAATTCGACAGAATGTTTTAGGTATAGTTTCCTTCATCCAACTAGGATAAGCGTATTCTATTTCCTTCAACAGTCCTTCTTCGATCTTAATTGTAGCTTCTCTTTTACAGAGTGCTCTTTTAAGAACGGCGATTTGGTTTAAGAATTCGAGATTCGAGCATTTATCAATAATAGGAACATTTTGTTTCTCTTTTGTAACTGCTTTGGCTCTCATCTTGTCACAAAGTGAACTAAGATATTCAAAACCACCATCTGTCGATTTAAATATATTATAAAATATTTCTTGACAGAAGACTATTTCGTACTTCCCTTTATAGGAGCGTTTATAGTCACCATTAAGAAATAGTAAACCTTTTAAAAAGATTTTATAATGCTCAAAATAGATTTGAGCATTATAAATCTCTTTACGAAAGTTTTGTAGAAATGAAGGCCCATTTCTCATTGAGAGCTCGAAGAACGAACTCTCGAGAGACAAGGGCACCATTTTTGTTAAGTCGGAGAATTGATCCACGTTGGGCAGGCTCTGCCAGTTTACGTAAATCAGATCTCTTATAAATTGTTCCATTAACGGGTATCTCATCTTCAGAACCAGTTCTTGAAACTTTACTTTTATTATTATTCCCGGATACCGGCTTTTGTACGATAGTACCAATGCTAGTGTCTTGGGTCTTAACAACATTTCCAACCTCTTCTGTTTTTTGTGAAACAGATGGTCTAGAAATGTTACGTCCTCTCCTTCTCTTATTAGAGTTTTGAGGTTTTTTATTAGTATCGACAGTAGCCTCTTCCTTTTTGGGGATTGGTACTGTTTTATTAGAAGGTTTATCTGCCCCTTGATTTTTAGCCTGGGGCTTCTCAAAAAGAGAATCATACTCCTTTTTATTCGATACTATTTTATTAAATTTATTATCTTTAATTAGTTCGGCGAGTTTATTAAACTCATCGTTACTAATTGTTTTAATAAATGTCCAGCTTCTAGCACAATTTAGAATTGATTTCTTAAAGCTGTCTTTAAAAACGATGCGTCTTGCTAAAGCAAGTATTTCATCAGGAAATTCCCGATAGTATGCCGCAACGTAACTAGGAAAATCAACGTTATTTGTCTCGGCCATTTGCTTAGCAAAAGTCTCGAGATTAACGGATTTCTTAGGATTCTTAGATTTAGTAGGGTACTTTTCTAGTTCTGCAACTAGCGTAGCTCCTTTCTTTCTAAGGATTGTAAATAATTGTTCCGTTTTACCAGAGAAAAAGTAATCTTTTGTCATCTGTTTAATGTTATACGGAATCTCATTTATATTATTAACGCCGCAAATGTTAAGGTAAGTTTCCTTTTCTGTGCTTGACATCATTGTGTAAGCTACAGTAAAATTCTGTACTTTCTTAGCATCCTCACCTATAGATCTCACGAGAGAAATAAAGTGTTCAGGACTTTTGGCGATGGAAAAACATTCAGTGATTTCTCTATGATATTGTTTTATATCATAAATATCTCCTGGATTTTTATTCAATTTAATGCTCTTGGCAATAACTAGTACTAATTCTTTAGTTTCTAGCGATTTCAAAGAGAATTGTTTATAACCCGCTTTTTTATATTCGGGTGAGTAAACTCTTACTGTGGATACATCACTGATAGGAAGTCGAAGTTCGACTTCTTCTCTAGTATTATATCTTTCAAGAGCAGTTTTTATGATTGCATTGCAATCCTTTCCTTTTTCAAGGAATCGAGTTAAAATGCGTTCAAAAATCTCATTGTGACCCTCTTTGCAGGGGAACTCCAAGGTGATTTCTTTAGAAAATTTCATTTTCTTAACAGGTACTTCCTGTTTAAGTCTTGATTCTTCTAATGCATCTTGTAATTCTAACAATCGTTCATTCGAATAACCGGGCGTCTGCTCGATTTTGTCTTGTTCGATTTGTATAGAAAAGATAATTTGTTCAATGTCGGCTTTGGTAGTCGGTACACCAAGAGTGTAGATTCCTTCAGCTTTCACATCAAATTCTTCTTCGTTTTGCTCAGGGTCATAACAGGATAAAACCCGTAGGACATCTGTAGCTTCTGATTCAGTCAGACCATCAAGATTAGGAAAACTTACCTTCTTGTATGATTCTGGTTCCTGAAAGAGACGATCTTCAGAAGAAATATAATATTCGCTATCAATCGCACAAATCCAGACATCAATTGTCTCGTTATTTGTAACTTTTCTAGCGGAC